CCACCGCCGAATCACACTCTGGGTGGAGTGCCATATTGCGGTAGCGTTGGAGGAGTTCATACTCGTTACGAGCTCCCCCCTCCATATCTACATATGTACCAAAATAACCACCTGCTACAGTGGTTAGATCGGTATCATCTGAGTTAGGAGGAACCGGGGATTGTCCTTTAGGTCCCTCCTTCCCATTGATTTTATAACCAAATAGTTGACTCATGATGATTGTAAGTTGTCTGTATCTCTACTATTTATCAGTCTTCAATAGAAGGACCGTTAGCGGCAGCACCGCCGGTAGCAGATGTGGCAGACCACCAGGCATACTGGAACTCAACAGAGAACTCTTCAATCTGATCATTAGCATCATATGCTAGATCAATCTGAGAAACGCTAGTTGGGAAAGCGTAGTAGAGTTCGTATGTTCTTAGTGGAGTACCGTCAGCACTGGTATCTTTCTGTAACTGAGTTACCTTGATACGCTTAGCATAACCATCGTTCTCGTTAAGAACAAATAGTGGAGCAGTGTTACCATCATGGGTATTCATCTGCTCAAGCCACTTCTCGAAGTAAGCACGAGTTAGCATACCCTTATCATTGAAGAATGTAGCAGTCCAAGAATCGAAGGTTCTATCACCAGCGATCTTGATTGTTCTACCACGGAAAGGAACTTCAATAACGCCCATCTGAGCAGCAGGGAGGGCAGCAGACTTACAGAGTAAGTTGGTGTTGATATCTGGTGTGCCGATGCTCTCGGGGAAAGGGATTTCCACCGAGAACATATTTGGCTTTACACCTTGGGCGATATCACTAATGAAATTACTAATCTTAGTTGCCATTTTTCTTTAAACCTCTTGTACGTTTGTGTTTAGATTAGGATCAGCCTCTACCTACTACTTCCGAGAAGGCAACGCCTGTCTTAGTAGCAGTGAAGGTAACGTTTACGAAGTTAATAGAACGTGCTGCCTTGACGAAGATCTCGGCAACGAACTCGTTTCTATCGATAACATCAGGTGTGTTATTAGTTTCATCACAAACAACAAGGAAATCTGTAACGCCTCTTCTTGCCTGAACTTCAGCAAGATAGGAGTTTACAGCACTAGCGAAGCTACTTCTAGTTAGAACATCGTTCTGTTCGAAGAGAACTCCAGAAGCAAGTCTTTCAACTCTCTTCTCAAGGTTGAGGAAGAGTCTACGGACGTTGATTCTATCAAAGGCACTTGTGGATGCTAAAGCAGTTTTGTCTCCGAAGAGAGTAACACCAGTTCCGGGGAGAACGGTGATTGGGTTGATTCTGTTGGTGTAGAGATCGTCTCTATCAGCCTGAGAAGGAGTGTATGCTAGTTTAATAGCATTTCTTAGTGCTCCTCTGGCAACACCAGCAGGAGAATACCAGTCAGCAAGAACCTGAGAGGTATTAACACAGAGACCAGCAACGTCACCGTTACATGGAATGAAACGGAATCTGTCGTTGAATCTATCATAAACTTGCTTGTATCCAGAGTCGAATACAGCATATGATGTGGAAGGTAGCGAACGGAAGAAGTTAATCGTGTTCGCTTTCTGAGTAGCAGCGTTTAGAGAAACACCACCGGTTCCGATCTGATTACCTTTGAAAGGAGAAACGAAAGCGATGCAATCCTTTCTGGAGTCAGCAATGCCAACTACCTTAGATGCCTTTAACTTAGTAGCAGTTTCTGGATCGGCGTCCCAGTTAATAGATCCACCCATGAGGATGAAGTCTAGTTCGGTCTGGTCAGCTGTAGCGAATACATCATAAGCATCGGTAATCTCACCAGCAGTGTAAGCATAATCATCAGCACCAAACTTAAGCTGCTTGGTGTATACACCTAGAACAGCAAACTTATCTGCTGATCCACCAGCAGCGATAGCATCCTGTAGAGCTACGGAATCCGAACCCCAAGCAACGTAGTCACTATCAACTCCGTCATCAATGACAGTAGTAACATCAGATGCTCCAGCGTAGATATACTGGGACTCATCATTGATGATGTCCTTGTAGTAAACGGCACCGTTCTCAGCAGAACGACCATCAACTAGTTTCGATAGCGATGTGAATGTTTGAACAACATTGTTAACTGTACCGGAGATTCTACCGTCAACATCAACAACAGCAATACTAACTTCATCATAGAGAAGACCTCTATCGGAAGCGAAAGCAGAAGTGCCTGGGCGAATACCAAGAGCATTGAGGTTGAGTTTGTTGCCAGCAGTGCCGATCGAAACTTCAGTGTTAGTCCACCAGTCATATACAGCAGTTAATGGTGTATCGCCAGCAGTTGCGGTAACTGTAACGGTAATGTCAGTACCACCAGCAACGGCTAAGGTTAGTGTATCTCCATCGGAGTAATCATCGCCAGCAGCGTTAAGAGTTACGGTAACATCACCGCCATCTAGGTCAACATCAGCAACTGTGATTGTGATGTCATCAGCAGGGGAAGCACCACCAACAGCGGTTCCGGCAATAACGATGGTATCGCCAGAAGAAATACCGGTTCCACCGTTGACAGGAGTTACAGAAACAATCGCTCCGCCAGCATCTCTTACTACATCGAAAGTAGCGTCTGTATCAGAAGCAACGCCATTAAATGTGGCGGTTGTTCCAACAGCAGTACCGACAGCAGCAGAAACTGCTTGTCCAGCTGTTAGAGTACCAGAACCAGCAACTTCTACATCGAAAGTAGCACCAGCACCAGTTCCGGTAACGGTAACGCCAGCAACAGCAGTGAACGTACCTACGTCTCTACCTGCCTCGGCTACGGCATCTGTAGTGAAGGTATCGATAGGATCTTCACCGTCAGACTGTAGAGCATCTCCAACCGAAGGTTCAGCAGCACCAGCGTCAAGGACGATAGCAGCTTTCCATTCGGTCATGGATGCTTCATACGTTAGAACGTATCCAGAAGATCCGTTGCTGAAGGTAACACGATCGCCAGCAGCGAGTGGGTTTAGATCAGCATCTAGTGGAGCAGAACCAAACTCTACATAAACATCAGCACCGCGGTCAGCAACGATTACCTGAGCGGAGTTACCCCACTTACCAGGAGTTCTAGCAAGGAATAGTTCGGAGATCGTCTGACCTACGAAGTCTGCTTGGGTATTGATTTTATAGCTTTGATCAACATCATTAGTAGCAGCTGTTGCAACATCTGTGTCTGCTCTAACTACGGTAAGTCTTCCACCGTAGTTTAAAAACTCAGAAGCAACTAACCAATCTTCGGCATTTCCTTCTACGGGAAGACCGAATGTATCTAGTAGTGCTCTCTGTGAATCGATTTCGGTGATAACTCCTACCTCACCTTTAGCAAAGGTAGTAGCAATAGCACCAGTAAGCGCCTGAGCACCTACGATTGTCGCCGTTGTAATGTCACGTTCTCTTAATAAAATACCAGGCGAGATTAGGCTTGCCATGTGTAAATCCTCGGGGTATCCATGTGAATCTGAAAATATTTATTATTTCGTATGTTTTGACTGGGGAAACATGACGTGAACTACCAGTCTGGATACTCCCACCTTACAGACTCAGATTTTCTGGCATTGGATACTCTGTAAATACAGCATTGTTTACATTCATAGGAGTAAGCTGCTGCTACTGTTCCTCTGTCTTTACGTGTGAGATAGAAGTCATCCATTAAACTCTTTGTTTCTCCACAAACTCTACAAACACGTTCTTGGAAAATTAAATGGTCTAATGAAAACTTATCTTCTAAATCCATTATCTCCAATCCCACATGTATGACATTTCTTCCTGTGTTTGTCCGTATTCCCAGATAGATCCATCCGCTACAAATCCTTCATCTCCCTCTAATCCTGTAGAGATAAATCCAAATGGTGCCATGTCTTGCTCAATCTGATTCTTCTGCTCGTCGTAGATACGTTGACGAACATCATTGTCAGTCATCTCTTTAAAGTAATCCTGTTGAACTAACCAAGCAAAGATAACCATACACATTACAAGGTCATCGTGGAATCCTTCATCTGCTTCAAAGGATTGTTTCTTCTGAATAAATGTAGTTAGTTCGTTGATGATCTCATAGTCTCGGAACAATAACTTATCATCCTCTACAATCTGCTTCAGGTTAGCACAACCAACCTTCTTCACAGTAATACTCATCTTGACACCCAGCTGGGTTTTGTTGCCAGAGAATCCCTGACCTACAATCTGTCCTGCTCGTCCTCTCATGGCACACATAAGAACGTTAGGATACTCAAGGTCAAAGTTTAGAATAGATGCAACAGAGTCTCCAACATCATTAACTTCACATAGAACCCAAGCATTGTTATATGCCCTCGCTACATCGTTAATGATGTTTGGGAATAGCATAGGTTTTATCTCATTATTCCTATACTTTGCCACGACCCGATAAGGAACGGTTGTGATATCGAATACAATGAAAGCACTATAATCTCCGCCGATACCCCTACTAACGTCAGCAGTAATAAGATACTCAGATTTCTCGTTTGGTTTTTCATAAATGTCTAGTCCTTTATTTTGACTAATCGGTGTTTCAAAAACTAATGCTCTAAGTTTAGAAGCAGCGATCAAAGTGTCAACCGATCCCAAGAACTCACATTCAAATTCTTGAGTGAACTGTCGTTCAGACGTGTTCTTAATAGTCTGTGCTTTCCACGCCTCGTCTCTTCCCGGCACCTGTGACCAATGAACTTCTGACCACACATATTCATTACGATCATTCTGAGCATCCACCCACATCTTATAGAAGTGGTTCATACCGTAAGGCGTTGAGATAATAATAATCTTTGTTGTCTTACCAGATGAAATAGTAGGATACACAGAGGAGAAGAAGTCTTCGGCAACATGGTTTGGAACAAAAGCAAATTCGTCCAAGAAGATGATGTTGAATGACATGCCTCGAACAGCAGATGCTGAGGTGGAAGCAGCAAGGATCTTAGAACCGTTCTCCAGTTCTAAGCTACCTTTGTTCCACACAAGCACACCTTGCTGTAACCACTTGGGTAAGTTCTCATATGCTGTCTGTAGTCTACCCAGCAGGTCTCTCGATGTAGACGCTTTGTTTGCCAGAATACCTACGTTAACGTTGTCATTAAACAGAACAAAATGCAAAAGATAAGATACCACGGTTGTAGACTTTCCAGTCTGTCGTGGTAACTTAGCAATATTGAATCTATGTTTGTGGAACTTTGTAATCAGATCTTCCTGAAAGTCCCACATTTTAAATGGCACAAGACCTTCGTCAACGTTAACAATCTTGACGTAGTTCTTGGTGAAGTATACGGGATCTTCCCTACACCTCACATACTCTTCGACTTGTTTCTTGGTAAACTGTTGTTGGACACCTGCTTTTTTAAGCAGCGGATTACCAAGATAGATTTCGTCTTTAGAAGCCATTACATAATAGTCACCTAATATTATTTATCTGTCATGTCCTTATCCATCTCAGGACCATTATCTTCTAAATCTTTAAGACGCTTTGCCCAAGTATCTCCACCATCAGAACCACGCTTTGGATTAATACATTGATGGTTTCCTAACTTGTTGCAAACAAGACCAGCAAGGTCAAGTTCGTTTCCTTTCTTACCTGTGCCAGACCAGTAGTGTTGTCCGTTAATCCAAACAGCACCACACTTTGGGCATTCCGCTCGGCTCACTGACAGGTCGGATAGTTCTTTGTCTGACATTGGAAGCTCCTTATGATTATGTATTTAGAACTATTGTATCAATATGTTACAGTTCTTACTTAAGATATGTGTAGCAAATATAAATGAAAGGTTAAGAAGATTCTTCGTTATGCCAGAAGTCTTCCCAATCATCTGTGCTATTTGACACATCTTCCCACCCTGGTTCATATAGTGAACATGGTTCTTCCATGAGCATATCTGCCTTCATACGCTTGACACGCTCGTACAGTTTTTTTAGATCCATTTTACCAGTTACGGGTTACAAGTATTTTATACGGTAATCCTTAGCAGTTCCACGCTCTTAATGATTTATTAATCCTGCTGTCAGGATCCCGTGACGTTTTCTTACTGGTAAGCTTCTTTTTCATGCCCTTCATTCGAGCGCAGAAGGATGCCCTCCTGGGATTTCCAA